AGCCGACCGACATCACCGGCCTGCACAAGGGCACCTTCCAGTTGGCCCTGAATGAAGCCAAGAAGGGCGACCGCATCATCTACTGGATCGGCCAGCATTGCGGCGGGCCCCATCGCCTGGATGCAGCCGCAGCATCAGAAAGCAAGCTGTGCCTGCTGTTCTGCAAGCGCATCGAGAAAAATCTTTTTGCATATCTGGCCGTGAAGAGGTAACATGCCTGCACTCCACTGTTGGCATTCGCCTGCCCAACTTAGCCCGCGCCGTTCCTCCCCGGCGTGGGCTTTCTTTTGCCCGAGGCTTGCGGTATAATGCGGGCTGCGCAACGGGACGCGAAAGCACCGAAGAGGAGATAGACCATGCCTGCGGGACGGCCGACAAAATACAAGCCTGAGTTCTGCGATGTGGTCGTCAAGGTTGGCGAAGAAGGCGAAACGCTTGTCGGCATGGCTGAAGCATGTGACGTTGACCGCGCAACGCTCAACAATTGGATGGAAGAGCATCCAGAATTTTTCAGCGCCGTAAAAAGAGGTTTGCAAAAATCGCAGGCTTGGTGGGAACGTCAGGGCCGCTTGGCGACGTTCGGCGCGATTCCCGGCTTCAACCCGACAAGCTACATCTTCAACATGAAAAACCGCTTCAAGGATGACTGGCGCGAGAAGCAGGACGTTGACGTAACCAGCAACGGCGGCCCGCTCACGATCCAGTGGAAGAATGCCGACAATTGAAATCCCATATCTGCCGCGCAAGCAGCTTATGCCGTTCCACAATCGCACGGAGCGGTTTGCCTGCATTGTGGCGCATAGACGCTTTGGCAAAACGGTTGGCGCTATCAACGACCTAATCAAGGCTGCCATCACGACGCCGCGCGAGAACGTGCGCTGCGGCTATATCGCGCCGTATTACAACCAAGCCAAGGCGATCAGTTGGGATTACATCAAGCAGTTTACCGCGCCGATCCCTGGCATGTCCTACAACGAAAGCGAACTGCGGGCAGACTTCCCAAATGGTGCGCGTATCAGGCTGTTCGGCGCTGACAACTACGACGCCATGCGCGGCCTGTATTTCGATGACGTTGTGTTGGACGAGCCCGCAGACTTCCCGGCAAACGCATGGCCGACGGTAATTCGCCCGGCGCTGGCAGACCGGCAAGGACGCGCCACATTCATCGGCACGCCGAAGGGCAAGAACGAGTTTTGGGAAATCTACGACAAGGCCACGCGAGACGACAACTGGTTCTCGTTGGTGCTGCCCGCGTCCGAGACAGGCATCATCCCGCAGATGGAGCTTAACGACGCGCTGAAGACAATCGGCCCGGATCGTTACGATCAGGAATTTGAGTGCAGCTTCGAGGCCGCCATCATCGGGGCATATTATGGCCGTGAGATGAAGCAAATGACCGCAGATGGTCGCATCCGCAACATTCTGCACGAGCCTCAGATTGGCGTGGTGACGGCTTGGGACTTGGGCATGGACGACACCACGTCCATCGTGTTTGCCCAGTTCGTCGGCAACGAGGTTCGCATCATCGACCACATCGAGGACAGCGGCCAAGGGCTGGCGCATTACGCGCGCCTGCTGTCTGACAAGCCTTACACATACACCGACCACATCCTGCCGCACGATGCTCGTGTGCGCGAGCTTGGCAGCGGTGTATCGCGGATTGAGACGCTTGAAGGTCTCGGCATCCGCAACATCACCATCGCGCCGAATATCCCGATTGAGGACGGCATTCAGGCTGTTCGCAACGGGCTTGCCAGAACATACATCCACGAAAAGCACACGCGGTTGATTGAGTCCCTGCGCCAGTATCAGCGCGATTGGGACGAGCGGTCGAAGACGTGGCGATCCAAGCCCAAGCACGATTGGACCAGCCACACCTGCGACAGCCTGCGCTATCTGTTCGTCGGCTACAGGCCGGTCGATGAGGACTGGGGCTCGCCGATCAGACGCAATTTGAAAGGACTCGTGTGATGTGATAGGGTGGCGGAAACCCGGAGGGCAGCATGGCGATTGAAGACCTGCGCGAGATTGGCAACGTGCTTTACGAGCGCCGTGGCGACGGGATGCTTTATCCTGTGCGCCGTGTTCGTCCTGACACTGAAGCCCGTGGCGTGCCAGCGCAAGACCCTAGCCTGCTGAACGTTGGCGGCATTGGTCAGCGCCTCGGTCTGCTGAACCAAATCTTCAACCCGGTCGAAGCTATCGGGCAGTCCATGCAAGCAGGCCAGCGCCTTACAGCGCCGAATATGGGCGTGATGGATCGCGTGGCAGCCTTGGGCGACATGCTGTCGGGTGTTGCTGGCGTAACTGGTCCTGCTGTCGCTGCTGGCCGCGCTGGTGCACCTGCCGCTGCCGCCGTGATGGAGGGGCTTCTGGGAGGCTCGCCCACCACGCAGGCTGCGGGCGACATGGCGCGGCAGTTTGTGACGGACGAGAGCGGGGCGCTGCGGTTGTATCACGGCTCGCCGCATGATTTCGACCGCTTCAGCATGTCCAAGATCGGCACGGGCGAGGGCGCGCAGGCTTACGGGCATGGTCTGTATTTTGCTGAAGCGGAGGACGTCGCGAAAGCTTATCGCGACAACATAGGAACAGGAGTTTCCTACAAAGGTCAGCCAATCTTGGCAAATATCCAAGATGGAACCATGATAAACCCGATTGCGGCGCGAATGTCTCAGACTGGCGAAGATGCTGAAACTGCAATTAAGAATCTTGCAAAATACTACAGGACTGAAGCCGCGAAAGTCCGACTGCGAGGCGAAACTCCTTTCCGTGGCGGCGACCCGGAAAAATTTGCGACAGAATATGAGCAAATGGCTGAAGAAGTTTTGGCGGTTAATCCAGCAGATTTTGGAACTTCTGGCCGCCTCTACGAAGTCGAAGTCAACGCGAACCCCGAGGACTTCCTTGATTGGGACAAGCCGCTGAGTGAGCAGTCGCAAAGGGTGCGGGATGTGCTGGGGCAGTTTGGCATGAAATATGACGAGGCTGCGTCAAACGATTTTGATAATGCGCTTTTGGCTGCGTTGTTTAACGATGCGCCGGGGCCACTGCCAAAACGACCGATCAACCCAACGGGAAATGACATTTACATGCGGTCCACGCTTCGCAACTTTGCGGTGCAGGACGATGCGGGCCGGTGGGGTCCGGGTGCAAGCACCTATGACGAAAGTCTCGCGGCTGCTGGTGGTGACCCTAAGCGGGTTCGTGCAATTAGCACTGGAAGCGCTCCTGACCGATCCGAAGCGTTACGGCGGGCTGGCATCCCCGGCATCCGCTACCTTGACGCAGGATCGCGCAGCGCGGGTGATGGCTCCCGCAACTACGTTGTCTTTGACGAAAACCTGATTGAGATTGTCCGCAAGTATGGCATAGCTGGTGCGGCGGCCATGCTGGGTATCAGCCAAGCAGACGTGGCTCAGGCGATGCAACAGCAGCAACAACAGCAGCCGCAGGGCTTGCTTTCAGGAGCGCAATAATGCCACTCAAAAAAGGTTCGTCTGCCAAGACGATTTCTGCTAACATCCGCACGGAAATGAAATCCGGCAAGCCGCAAAAGCAAGCGATTGCCATTGCCCTCAGCAAAGCAGGAAAGGCGAAGAAGAAATGAAAAAGCCAGTTAAGTTCACCCCGTGCAAAGGCTGCCCGAACCCCGCCAAGTGCAAGGCAATGGGCAAGTGCATGATGAAGGCTAAGAAGTAATGGCCGGCGGTCTCTACGCAAACATCGCAGCCAAGAAGGCCCGCATCAAGGCTGGATCGGGCGAGAAGATGCGCAAGCCCGGCTCAAAGGGCGCGCCGACTGCGGCTGCATTCAAGGCTTCGGCCAAGACGGCCAAGAAGAAATGAAGACCCCGGCTTGGCAGCGTAAGGAGGGCAAGTCTCCCAGCGGCGGCTTAAACGCCAAGGGCCGCGCGTCTGCGAAGGCCGAGGGAATGAACCTGAAGGCCCCGGTAAAGGCGGGCGACAACCCGCGCCGGGCGTCCTTCTTGGCTCGGATGGGCGGTATGCCCGGCCCCGAGCGTGACGAGGATGGAAAACCCACGCGACTTCTGCTATCACTGAACGCATGGGGCGCAAGCAGCAAGGCAGACGCCAAGGCTAAAGCCAAGGCCATTTCGGCCCGTAACGAGGCGAAGAAGAAATGACCATCACGACCTATGCCACGCTAAAGACAGCCGTCGCGGACTTTCTCAACCGCGACGATCTCACGTCTGTCGTGCCGACCTTCATCGCGCTGGCCGAGGCTGACATGCAGCGCAAGCTGCGTCACTGGCGTATGGAGCAGCGCGCGACCGCCCAGCTTGACACGCAATTCAGCGCCATTCCGTCCGATTGGGTGGAAACGATCCGCTTCTACCTGACCACCGGCGAAACATCGCGGCTGGAGCTTATCAGCCAAGCCGAGATGATCGACCGCAAAGAGGCCGACAGCAACGTCACTGGCCGCCCGTATTACTACGCGATGACCGGGGCGCAGTTTGAACTGTACCCAGTGCCGGATGGCCTTTACACGGGCGAACTGCTATACTTCGGCAAGATACCTGCGCTGTCGGACTCGGCCACGACAAACTGGCTCTTGACCAACGCGCCGGATGCCTACCTCTACGGGGCGCTGATCCACTCGGCACCGTACCTGAAGGACGACGCCCGCATTCAAATCTGGGCAGCCCTGTATCAATCCGCGATTGATAACCTGAACAATTCTTCCAACGACGCGCGGCACAGCGGAACCGGCCTGCGTATGAAAATCAGGAGTTTCTGATGTCACTGACCAACTCTTTCGAAACCAGCGTCCTGACGTGGCTCCTGACGGCATCCTCGCCGTCTCCGGCACGTCCGAGTGCTTGGTATCTTGGCCTGTTCACCGCTGCACCGGGTGAAAGCGGCGGCGGCACCGAGGTGAGCGGCAACGGCTACACCCGCGAGGCCGTCACGTTCACCGTGAGCGGCAACAACGCTTCGAACGATGCTGCCATCGAATTCCCGACTGCAACGGGAAGCTGGGGCACCATCACGCACGCAGCGGTGTTTGACGCTTCAACCTCGGGCAACATGATCGCCTACGCCTCGCTGACCGCCTCGAAGGTGATTGACACCGGGGACGTTCTGCGCGTGCCGACGGGCGATCTTGACATCAACCTCGACTGAGGCTGGATAGGTGGCGGTCTACCGTACAGCATTCGGTACAGGCACATACGGCTTAGACTCGTATGGCCTCAGCGGCGAAGTCAAAGACGCTTCGGCGTCGGCTTCGGTCGCTGTTACCGCTTCTGTGCTGGCAGGCAAGCGGTTTGATGCATCAGCCGCTGCATCCGCAACCTCGGCGGCAACGGTTTCAATGCAGGTCTTGCGCTCGGCTAGCGCGGTTGCCTCTGTTACGTCTGCAACGACAGCTTCCGCAGATCGGGTGATTGATGCCGCCGTTGTTGAGTACCGTACAGGCTTCGGTCGTGGCGCATATGGCGCGAATGCCTATGGGTTCGACGGGGCCGCCATCACAATCACGGCATCCGCGTCTGTAAGCGCACAGCGGCTGCGCGAGGTTGAGGCCCCGGTGTCGTCGGCGGCTACAGTTTCGATTGATGCGGATCGGGAACGCAATATTTCTGCCACGGCGGCGGCGGCCTTTACAACGTCCGTCTCGACGGTTTTCTCGGTGAACGTGTCTGTTTCATCGGCATGCGCTGTCACTTCCAGCGCGTCTTTGCAGCGCGTGCGCTTAGGTAGTGCGCTTGCTGCAATTTCGTGTATAGTGTCGGCAGCATCTATTAAGAAGTGGGAGCCTGTGCAGGATACGGCGGAAACATGGACGCCGCAGCCTGATACAAGCGAAATCTGGACCAAAGCAGCATAAGGGCGGCTTAAAATGGCGGACTCAACAACGACGAACTATGCCTTTGTGCTGCCCGAGGTGGGCGCATCCGAGGACACTTGGGGCACCAAGCTCAACCAAAACTGGACCGATCTCGATACGGACCTGAAGGCTTTGAGCGATGCGGCTGTCACGCTGACCGGCACGCAGACCCTGACCAACAAGACGCTGACAGATCCGGCCATCACTGGCGCGATCCTCGAGGACATCTATACAATCACGGACGGCGCGGCTTTCGAGATCGACCCCGGCAACGGCTCCATCCAGCTTATCACGCTGGGTGCCAACCGCACGCCCAAGGCCACCAACTTTGCCAACGGCGAGGCTGTCACGCTGATGGTTGATGACGGCACGGCATACACGCTGACGTGGACCGACGCGACTTTTGGCGGCTCTGGCGTTGTGTGGAAGACGGACGGCGGCGTTGCGCCCACGCTGAACACGGCAGGCTACACGGTCATCGTGCTGTTTGAAGTCGGCGGTCAGGTTTACGGCGCTCGCGTGGGAGACGCATAATGTTGAAGGCTAAGCTTCTGGGGGCAACGGCTGCGGCTGAATCTCTGGCCATTGAGGACGTGTTCTCGACGTATCTCTACACGGGCAACGGCTCCACGCAGACAATCACCAACGATATTGACCTTGCTGGTGAGGGTGGGCTGGTTTGGATTAAATCCCGTAGTGCGGCCACGGACAATTTTTTGTTCGACACCCTTCGCGGCACAAACAATGAAATCAATAGCAACACCACACAAGCCGCCGCGACTTTGGCTAATAGTGTAACTGCGTTTAACGCTGATGGGTTTTCCCTCGGGAGTGCTGCTGGTATCAACGTCAGTGCTGCAACCTACGCCTCATGGACCTTCCGCAAGGCTGAGCGTTTCTTTGATGTTGTGACGTATACGGGGAACAATGTTCAAGGCCGCTCAATTTCTCACAATCTTGGCACTGAGCCGGGGGTTATCCTTGTAAAAATAACTTCCGGGACAAGCGATAACTGGGTTGTTTATCATCGAAGCATCGGGGCAGGAAAGTTTCTTAAATTAAATGCAACGGACGCACAGCTTTCAAGCGTTGCGGTTTTCCCGACAATTCCGACAGATAGTGTTTTCTATGTTGGCAACGATAGTGCAGTAAACTGGTCTGGTGGCACCTACGTCGCCTACCTCTTCGCCCACGATCCCCTCGGCCCGTCTGGTGATGGCTCGGATGGGTTGATTTCGTGTGGGAGCTATACGGGGAATGGTTCTACCACTGGACCTGTGATTGATTTGGGGTGGGAACCGCAGTGGTTGCTTGTGAAGCGGTCCAACTCAACCAGTGACTGGAGCATCATTGATACAATGCGGGGATTTACCGCAGCGGGAGCAGACGATGAGCGACTTATTGCGAACACGATTGACAGCACACAATCGTTAGGCTCTGCCTTAGCACTAACTCCCACAGGGTTCAGCCTAACATCCACAATCGCTGAACTAAACGCCTCTGGTGGAACCTACATCTACATCGCCATCCGCCGTGGTCCTATGCGGGAACCTACGAGCGGGACGGAGGTGTTCCAGCCTGTTGCATACACTGGGACTGGCGCAGCGAGAGATATGACCGCAAGCCTCGGGGGCAGCCCAGACCTCGTGTATATTCGCAACAGGTCTGGCAGTGATAACCCTTTCTACACAAAACTCTCTGGGATTGGAAAATACCTGTGGACAAACTCCACAGCAGCAGAGGCATCTTATACTAACGAAGTCACCGGGTGGCTAAATAACGGTTACAGATTGACGACCAACAATGTGAACTCTGTCAACAGTTTGGGGGCAAATTACGTCACCCATATGTTCCGCCGCGCACCGGGGTTCTTCGATGTGGTGGCGTATACTGGGGATGGCACTTTAAACCCGATAGGCCACAACCTAACTGTCAACCCAGAGTTAATCATCTTCAAGCGGAGAGCGTCTGTCCAAGATTGGTGGGTAATCCACTATGCAACGGATAAGTCTTTACGATTGAATACTACGGCTGCGGGAACAACAGCGGATGCGTCCATCTATGGGCCAGTTACCCCCACAACTTTTGTCCCGTATCTCAACACGTCTGGGCTGACACATATTTCATACCTTTTCGCCTCTCTCCCCGGCATCAGCAAGGTGGGCAGCTACACGGGCAACGGCTCTAGCCAAACGATCAACTGCGGGTTTACGACAGGCGCACGGTTCGTCCTTATCAAGCGCACTGACAGCACGGGTGATTGGTATGTCTGGGATACGGCAAGAGGCATCGTCACTGGCAACGATCCGCACTTGAGCCTGAACACGACTGCCGCAGAGGTGACGACAAACGACACGATTGACCCGGCTTCGTCTGGCTTTATCGTCAATCAGGTTGCGGCGACCAATGTAAACGTGTCGTCTGCTTCCTATATTTTTATGGCGATTAGCTAATCAACCCCATCACAGAAAGGTCAACTGACATGGGTGACTACAGACACAAAGTAACGGGCGAGGTGAAGTCGCAGGGTGAGTGGCGGTCGGCCAACCCTAACATCTCCATGCCTCGCACTTGGAACCAGAACGTCCTCGATGCACTAAACATCGAAGCCGTCTTTGAGGCCCCTAAGCCTGACACTGGCCCGTACCAGAACGCAGCCCGCAATGGTGTAACTCAAGATGCCAATGGCAACTGGGTGCAGGCTTGGGCTGTCGTTGACATGTTCAGCACAGACGCCGAAGGCACCAAAGCTGAGAAGGAAGCTGCGTATCAGGCTGGCCTTGACGCAGAGGCAGCCAAGGCCGCTCGCTCCCAGCGTGACAGCCTGCTTGCCGCGACCGATTGGATGGCTTTGTCCGACGTAACCATGAGCGCAGAGATGGCTACCTATCGGCAGGCGCTTCGTGATATAACGGCTCAAGAGGGCTTCCCGCACAGCGTGAACTGGCCCGCCAAGCCGTAAGGAGCGCACATGCCGCTTGTCCCGCTTCAAATACCGCCGGGCATTTCTCGCAAGGGAACTGCCCTAGAAAGCACGGGGCGCTGGTTTGACGGCTCGCTCGTTCGCTGGAAAGATGGCGTCATGCAGCCCGTCGGTGGATGGGTTCAGCGGGGCGATGCAACGGCTACAGGCGTGGCTCGCGGGGCTGTTGCATGGCGTGCGAACAACGGCACGCGATGGCTGGCCTTTGGGACGCACAACGCGCTGAAAGTCATGGGTGCCAGCAACACCGTAACCGACATTACGCCGACCGGGCTGACGGCTGGCATTGTCAGCGCAGATGCAAATGATGGATACGGCGGCGGGCTTTATGGCGTCAGCTTCTACGGAACCGAGCGGCCAGAAGGCGAAACTCCGATCCCGGCGACAACTTGGTCGCTGGACAACTGGGGCGAATACCTCGTCGCTTGCTCCAGTGCGGACGGCGACATTTACGAATGGACGCTAAACACGGCAAACGATGCCGTTGTCGTGACCAACGCGCCGACGAACAACAGCGGCATCCTTGTCACCGAGGAGCGGTTCCTGTTCGCCCTGGGCGCTGGCGGAAACCCCCGCAAAGTCCAGTGGTCAGACCGGGAAAACAACACGGTCTGGACGCCCAGCACGACAAACGAGGCGGGCGATCTGGAGTTACAGACCAGCGGCCAGATCATGCTTGGGCTTCGCACGCGCGGGCAGGCTCTGATCCTGACCGACGTGGATGCGCATACAGCGACGTATCAAGGCCCGCCTTTTGTCTATGGCTTTGAGCGTGTCGGCTCGTCTTGCGGGGCTGCATCACGCAACTGCGCGGCCGCCGTTGATGCGGGCGTGTTCTGGATGAGCCGCGACGGGTTTTATTCCTTCACGGGCGGCGGCGTGCAGCCGTTGGCATCAGAGGTGTCGGATTACGTCTTCAGCAACCTAAACCTCGCGCAAATCTCTAAGGTCGCCTGCGTGGCAAACGGCCTGCAAAACGAGGTTTGGTGGTTCTACCCATCAGCCACATCAAGCGAAAACGACAGATATGTCGCATTCAACTATGCTGAAGGATACTGGACCATCGGCGCTCTGGCCCGCACTTGCGGCGTCGATGCTGGCGTATTCCGCAACCCGATTATGATCGCGCCGACCGGGCCTATTTACGCGCACGAAACCGGCTGGAACTATGAGGGCGCTGAGGTTTACGTTGAAAGCGGCCCGGTGCAGATCGGCGTTGGCGATCAAACGATGATGGCCAAAGAGTTGATCCCGGACGAGAAAACGCAGGGCGACGTGACCACGACGTTCAAGACCCGGTTCTATCCGAATGACACTGAGCGGTCTTATGGCCCATATTCGATGGCGGCACCGACCAGCGTGCGGTTTAGCGGGCGTCAGGTTTCGATGCGCGTTGTCGGCGCGCGTCTGGCTGATTGGCGCTGGGGCATCCCGAGGCTTGACGTTGATGCTGGGGGCCGTCGATGAGGTTTGGCATCCCGGTCATCGGGCAGGATTTGCGCGGGTGGGGCGAGGAGTTGCGCCGTTTTCTCGCGCGGACGTGGGATAACCTCAGCTTCAAATCGAGCGATGCCAGCCCGACGGCAGACGGCATTATCCTGTGGGACGCGGCTGGTGGTTATCCTGTCGTTTCAAAAAATGACGAATGGCGGCAGATCGTGCTGGCCGACGGATACGCGACATTCGGTCAAGACGCTGACATCACGGCCGCTGCGGCCGACACGGCTTATAAAATTGCGCTGGATAACATTTCTGCGCAAGGAATAACCCTGACCGGCTCGCCGCTGACCGAGATCACCTTTGTCGAGGGCGGTCTGTATTCAATCGCCTTCACCGCGCAAATCGCCAGCACGTCAAGCAGCACGGTAAACTTTCGGTTTTGGCCGCGCGTCAACACGGTTGATGTGACGGGCAGCACGATTGTTGCCAGTCTGCACAACAACGGCGCGACGATTACGGTTTCCCGCACGGCTATCTTCAATTTTGCGGCTGGCGACGTGTTGAATGCGATGTGGGCCACTGATAGCACGTCTGGAAGCCTGAAGGCGCACGCGGCGACGTCTTACGCCCCGGCCGCACCGTCTGTCACGATGGCCATCAACAGGATACAGGCATGACGCTTCTGGAACACTGCCGCAAGTGGATCGAGGATGCGCTGGAATACAGCGGTGGGACGCATGACTTCCAAGATGTGGCAGATGGTATCCTGAGCGGGCGGATGCAGTTGTGGCCCGCTGAAAAGGGGTGCGCTGTCACCGAAATCGTTGAGTTTCCCAAGAAGAGAACTCTCAACGTGTTCCTTGCTGGCGGCGAAATGGACACTATTGTTGACATGCTTAAAAGCGCGGAAACATGGGGCAAAGCTCAGGGCTGTTCTGCAATGACAGTCGCTGGCCGAAAAGGCTGGAAACGAGTGCTTGCCCCACACGGCTTCAATGAGGTTTTCACCGTTCTTGAGCTGAAAATTTAGCGGCCGTGATTCGGGTGAAACCCTAATTTTTCTTGCTCAAGCATGCGCGCAAGCGCGGCCTCTTCTTTTGTTCGAAACAGTCCAATGTGTCGTCGCTTGCCGTCAAAATTTATATAAGCTCTCCAAGAGCCAGTCTCTTTGTGGAGATTAACCCCAACAAAGCCGCTTTTGTTGTCTGACCGTCGTTTTAGGTTTCTTTGGTTTTCCGCGTGCGCAACGCACCTTAAGTTTGCAATCCTATTGTCGCATGGGTCACCGTTGATGTGATCTATTTCGGGGAAGTCTTTCACGCCGTAAGACATCGACCATGCTATCCTGTGCGCCAGATACTTTATCCCATTGAGAGACACGACTATGTGGCCGCTTTTGTTTTTGCTGCCCGCTACTTTCCCGCCTATGCTGGAGATGTGGCCAGATGTCATCCCATTCGGCCTTTTCGACGGCCTATCGCGCCAAACAAGAGCGCCAGATGCCGGGTTGTAATCTAGCAATTGACGGAGCAGTTCTGGCTCTGGTAGGGTTTTAAGCATTAAGACCTCCATCGTCTTGATCGCGCCCCCGGCTGGTAGCACAGCGTGGGGGCTTTCTCTTTCACCTTTGCAGAATTCATGCTATTGTCAAGCCGACTAGACCAAGAGGATAGACATGAGCGGCGGAAAAGGCGGCACGCAGACCACTGAGGTCAAAATCCCCGAATGGCTGGAAGCGGCGGCCAGAGAGAATTTGGCTCGCGGTCAGGCCGTCGCCAACATCGGTTATACCCCGTATTATGGCCCTGACGTTGCTGCGATGACGCCGATGCAATTGGCGGCCATTCAAGGCACAAGCAGCGCGGCTGGTGCATTCGGCCTGCCCGGCGGCGGCATGACCGGCATGGAAGGCATGCCGACGCCTCAAACCTTCGCGGGGGGCGTGCAGGGCTACTCGTCTGGCGGTCTTTACGATCAGGCCCTTGCTGAATTGCAAACACGGCGGCCCGGCCAATACAATGCCATCACTGGCATGTTCGTTGACCCGATTACTGGTGCTGCACCTGTCAGCACTTTCGACCCGATTGCGACACTTCCTGTGCTGCCAACGCCTGCCATCCCTCCGGCAAACGGTCAGCGTGATGATCGTGGGCGTGATGGAGATCGCGGCATGTCGCGCTCGACTAATGCGAACGATGGCGGCTTCACCAGCGTTCGAGACATGTTTGACGGCGGTGGGCCGGGTCGCAGCGGCACTACATTTTCTGGCGGCCCGCTTTCTGGGGCTGCCAATCGTGCAGGAATTGGCCCTATCGGGCGTGACGGCGGCGGCGGCATGGGACGGGGGAAATAATCATGGCTGGTGGATCGAATCCAAGACGAGTCGCAACCCCGGCTGCTGCGCCAGCCACTGTTCCTGCGGTAGCGGTTCGCCGGGGTCCTACGCCGTTTAACAGCACGCCTGTTCGCCCGGCTCCAATGCAAGCAACTGTCATGCCGCAGCCCGCAGCGCCGACGCAGCCCGCCGCACCAGCGCAGCCGAACATCTTCCAACAGTCGGCTGGCGCTTACACGGGCGCGATTAATGCTGCCAACGCGGCGGCGGCATTCCAGCCGCAGCAGGTCGGAACATCGTTTGGCTACACGCCAGACGCGGTGGCTACGAATTTCGGGTATACGCCAGATGCCCTGACGGCTGAGCGCGTTGGAACGACTTTCGGATATGACCCGCAACAGGTGGCTGCGCAGGCCGCCCTCGGCGGTATCCAGCAGTATTTCAACCCGTATGAGCAGCAGGTCATTGAGGCATCCATGGGCGACCTTGAGCGCCAGCGTATGCGGCAAATGGCTCAGATGGGCGCGCAAGCGACTGCCGCCCGCGCTTTCGGCGGTTCTCGCCAAGGCGTTGCCCAAGCTCTGACCAATGAAGCCTTCGCACAGCAGGGCGGGCAACTTGCATCGCAGCTTCGTGCGCAGGGCTTCCAAACGGCCCTCGGCGCATCTCAGCAAGACGTTGCCAACCAGCTTCAGGCCGCTCTGGCCAACCAGGGCGCGTCTGCCCGCGCGGCAGAGTTTGGGCAAGCGACAACGCTGCAAGCCCAGCAGGCCAACCAAGCCGCTGCGTTGCAGGCTGCGCAGGCCAACCAGGCTGCCCGTGCGGCGGCGGCACAGTTTGCGCAAGCGCAACGCGCACAGGCCGAGCAAGCCAATCAGGCTGCCCGTGCGGCTGCTGCGCAGTTCGGCCAGTCAACCGGCTTGCAGGCCCAACTCGCCAATCAGTCTTCCGGTCTGACTGCGGCCGGGCTGCGCGCCGGTGCGGCTGGCACGCTTGGCGGCCTTGCGCAGCAGGGCCTAAACATGGGCCAGAGCATCGCCCAGCAGCAGATGCAACAGGGTCTGCTCCAGCAGGGCATCAACCAAGCCCTTATCGACGCGGGCCGCAATCAGTATGCTGGCTTCACGGGCGCTCCTGGGCAGTCGCTTAACGCTACATTGGCGGCACTTGGCGGCGCGAATATGGGCCAGCAGACACAGACGACGACTCAGCGGCCTGGGTTGCTGAATTATCTCGGTCTGGGCCTGGGACTGGTATAATGACGCCACAGGAATTCTACGGGCAGTTCTTCCCCTACGCTCAGGCGGTTTCACAGCGCACTGGCCTTGACCCTCGCTTGGTCTTGGCTCAGGCAGCGCTTGAAACAGGGTATGGCCGAAGCGCGCCTGGCATGAATTACTTTGGCATCAAGTCGCACGGCCGTGCTGGCGGGCAAACCTTGCAAACCTCTGAGTTTGAGGGCGGCCGGATGGTCAGCCAGCCAGCGTCTTTTCGTGGATATGGAAGCCCCGAACAGTCCTTCCAAGATTATGCCGACTTTCTTTTGACCAACCCGCGCTATCGCGGCGTGCTGTCGGCGGTTGGCATTGAAAACCAGATCGCTGAAATGGCAAAATCTGGCTACGCGACTGACCCGCAATATGGCACTAAATTGGCTAGTATCGCTAGCAAGTTTGACCCGAATGCTGCGCCTATTATCGGTGCGGACGCATTGCGGGCTATCGGCAAAGGGCCGTCTGAAAACATAACGCGGTCAACGAAACAGGGTGACAGCATGGAACCGATCACGCAGCCGCAACAGCGCCAAGGTTTGCTTGGCGGCTTCTTTGGCCCAGAAGGCCGCGACGCACGAGCCAGGCTCGCGATTGGCCTTGAAGGCATGACGCTAAACCCAAATCAGGCGCTGATCGGGCAGTTGCAGCAAGGCATCGAAAGCCGGGAAACGGCGCGTCAGCGGAATGCTACTGTTGATTGGCTGCGTTCACGCGGGCGTGATGATTTGGCTGATGCTCTGATGGCTGGCGCGTCCCCGCAGTCTGTCATGTCTGAGGCTATCCGGCCCGTTGATGTTGACGCGAATGTCCAGTCATCCACTGCTCTTCCTGACCAATCAGGCGTTGTTCTGACGATGCGTGATGGCAGCGTGCAGGTTCGCACCGTTGGCGGGGAAACCTTGTCGGGTCAAGCCGCTTTGGATTACGTCCGCCAAGCTCAGGAGCGGTCTGCGGAATACCAGCGCAGCATCTATGCAGCGCGTGAGACTGGAAAGCTTGAAGCTGGGGCAGCAGCGGCGGCCCCCGGCGAAATTGCTCTGTTCAACACGCTTGAATTCCAAGTCAACGATCTTCTGAATGACCCGTATCTGCCGAACATGCTTGGACCGATTGCAAGCAGGACCCCAAACATCACCGCAGACGCGGCGCGCGTACAATCAAAGATGGATCAGATTTCTGGTGGCGCATTCCTGCAAGCTCGCCAGTTGCTTAAGGGCGGCGGTGCAATCACCGACTTCGAAAGCAAAAAGGCTGAGCAAGCGTTTATCCGCATGAATGCAGCACAGAACAAAGAAGATTTCCGCAAGGCAATGACTGACTTCTTGGACGCTGCCCGCGCAGGGTTGCCGAAACTGCAAGCGGCTGCGCCCGGCGCTGGCGCAACTGGTGCGGCCCCCGCTGCTCCTGGCCAGCCGACAACTCGCCTGCGCTATAACCCGGCAACAGGAGCTTTTGAATGATCGAAGTCGAACTTCCAGACGGTCGCATTCTTGAGTTCCCGGCGGGCACCGATCAAGCAGAAATGAAGCGGGCCATTGACGGCCTGATGATGCGTGACCGCATCGCAGCCGCCAAGGCTGGCACGCTTGAAATGCAGCCCGGATCGGCAGAAGCTGCGGCGGCCGCCGATGAGATGGCTATGGCGCAGATGGGTTCAGGGCGCACAATCGGGCAGACGATCTTTGAAAACGTGATCGGCAGCGGCGCTGTTGACACGCCCGGCGAACGGCTGGGCGAGTTGATCCGTGGCGGTGGCGCGGCAGTGGCTCGCGGCATCGCCGACGTGCCTGCTATCCCGGTCAATCTTGCCCAACTTGGCGCGTCTGGTGTCGAATACGCTCTTGGCATGGAAGAGCCGTCTATGGTTTCGCGCGGTCTTGCGGCCCTGCCAGAAACCCGCGAGATGCTTGCGTCTATCCCGGTGATCGGGCCGGAAAGCCGCTATGTCGCTCCGGGCCTGTTGGGCGAATACGTCTCGACGGCCGGTGAGTTCGCAGGCGGCGCAGGCGCGCTTGCTGGGCCCAGCGCCATGCTGCGATACGGTGTTGTTCCCGGTGTTGCCAGTGAGGCCGCCGGGCAAGCTACAGAGGGCACGGCCCTTGAGCCTTATGCGCGCACGGCGGCTGCATTGGCTGCGCCTATTGCGGCCGGAGCCGCTGGCAGGGCGGCGCAAACAGTTATCAGCCCGTCTGCCGGGCAAATTTCGCCTGCACGTCAGGCCGCCGTTGACTTGCTGCGCCGGGAGGGCGTGCAGCCGACTGCTGGCCAGGTTGTCGGCGGCCAAGCCGCTGAGGCTCAGCTTTACCGTGAAGCTGCAACGACTGCTGGGCGGGCGCGTGCGGATCAGGCCCTTGAGGACTTCACTTCTGCTGTGATGACCCGTGTCGGCTCGCCTGCTGGCACAAAGGCAACCGCAGACGCCCTTGAGGAAGCCGCAACCCGGATCGGCGGCGTGTTTGATGATGTGGTCAAGAACGTCAATGTGTCTCCTGACCCTTCTGGGCTAGTTGACTTCAGCGCGGCATTGAAAACGTATCGTGACCTTGCCCCGAAGGACAGCGCGCCGCAAATCCTTGAGAACGTCAACAAGCAGTTGGTCAGTGCATTCCGGTCGCGCAAGCCGATCCCGGCTGAGACAGTCAAGACTTGGCGCAGCACCATTTCAAAGCTGACAAAGAGCCCGGACCAAGCGACCAGGGAAGCAGCCGTTGATGCCGTTGAGGCCATTGACGACATGATCGAAAGCGCACTGACGGCCGCTGGCAGGCCGCAGGACATCGCGCGTCTTGGCGAAGCTCGCAACCAGTATCGTAACCTGCTTGCGATTGAAAGCGCAGCGCAGCGGGCAGATGTTGAGGGCGTCATCTCTCCGCTGGCTTTGCGCACGGCGCTGCTGCAACAGGGCCGCCGTCGCTACGTCCAAGGCAAGGGCGATCTCGCCCCCATCACCCGCGCCGCGTCTGACATTCTCCAGCCGCTTCCACAGTCCGGCACCTCACCGCGCATCAGTGCTGGGCAAATTTTCTCTGGCGCTGCTGGCGGCACTGGCGCTGGCCTTGGTGCTGTTGGGATTGGCATTGATCCGTTGACCGCGACTGCTTTGGGGGCAGCGACGGCTGCTGCACCTGTTCTGCGCAATCAATTCCTTTCATCTGGCCCCGGACAGCGTTACTTTCAGAACCAGCTTCTTGGAGAGTTCGGTCCGGTCGTTGATCAGCGCATGATCGGTGTCCTGCCCGGCCTGCTGGCCCAATAACGGAGATACAAATGCAGCCGAAGAGCCTGTCGGAAGACGAAATCCAGAACACCGTGACCAGCGCGGTGCGCGAGGCGGTTGACTTTGTGGAAACCGAAGTCGCGCCGGATCGCATCAGGGCGCAGAAGTATTTCGACGGGAAGTCTGCGGTTGACTTTGAAGAGGGCCGGTCGAAGGTCGTGGCAACTAAGGTGCGCGACACGATCCGGGCCATCAAGCCCGCGCTGATGCGTGTGTTCTTGCAGTCTGACAAGCCGGTGGAGTTTGTCCCGAACACCCCGCAGGCTGTCATGGGCGCCGATCAGGCGACCAAATACGCAAAGTATATCTTTGAGCGCAACAATGGTTTCCGCATCCTGTCTGACGTTTTCCATGACGCCCTCATCAAGAAGGTTGGCGTGGCCAAGGTCTATTATGACGAGGTGCCCGAGGTTCAAATCGACGAATACAGCGATTTGACCCCGGAACAGCTTGCGTTCATCCAGAACGACCCTGAAATCGAAATCCTGTCGCAGGAAGAAACGATTGTCGCCGAAGGCTTGATTGACGAGATGGGCATCCAAATCGAGCCCAGGATCGTCACTTACAGCCTGCGCGTTGCCCGCACCTCGATTAAGGGCCAGATCAAAATTCAGAGCGTGGCCCCCGAGGACTTCTTCGTGGATCGCATGGCCGTCAGCATTGACGACTGCTATGTCTGCGGCCACACCAGCGAAGCCCGTGTCGGCGATCTGGTGGCGATGGGGTTTGACTTTGAAACCGTCTACAACCTCGCAGGCGCGGCCGATGGCACGGTTGACGACGAGGAAGAGCTGGCCCGCCGTGGCTGGGATGACACCGACGACGACGAAAACGCAGCCGACCCGTCAATGCGGAAAGTGCAGTTCACCGAAGCCTACATGAAGATGGACATCGAGGGCACGGGCGTCCCGCGTCTTTACAAGTTCATCTGCGCGGGCAACGATTACGAAGTGCTGGACTATGAGCTTTGCGACTATATCCCGTTCGCTATCTTTGAGGTTGACCCCGAGCCGCACACGTTCTTCGGTCGTTCACTGGCCGAGATTGTGATTGAGGATCAGGACGCGGCAACGTCGCTTCTGCGCGGCCTTCTGGACGGGCTGGCGATGGCCAACAATCCCCGCGTCATGGCCGTGCAAAACCTCGTGAACATGGACGATCTGCTTAACAACGAGATCGGCGGCGTGGTTCGCGTCAAGGACATCAACGCTCTGCGCGAGTTTTCCATCGGCAACGCTGCGACGGCCGCCCTGCCAGCCTTGCAGTTCTATGACGAGGCCATCCGCGCGAAGACGGGCGTAACCGGCGCGGCGATGGGCATGGATGCCGACGCGTTGCAATCGCAAACCGCTGCTGGCGTCAACGCCGCCGTGCAGGCCGCGTCTGCGGTGTCCGAGTTGATTGCACGCAACTTGGCCGAAGGCGGGATGCGGCAAATGTTCAAGCTCATTGCCCAGATCGCCCGCGCCAACCCAAACCCCGGCGAGATGATGCGGCTTGACGGCCAGTTTGTCCCGGTCGATCCGCGCTCGTGGACCAATGACCTTGATCTGGTCACCAACGTCGGCTTGGGCAACAATCGCCGCGAGGACCGGATCGCAGCCCTGCAAATGACCATGCAGACCCAGATGCAAATCTGGCAGGCATACGGGCCGACCAATGGCATCGTGACGATGACCGGCATCCGCAACACGCTGGCCGACATTCTCGGCATGGCTGGCATTCACAACGCGGATCGCTATTACAACCCGATGAACCCGCAGATCGAGCAGCAGTTGATGGCAATGGCCGCGCAGGCCGCCCAGGGCGATCCGTCTCAGCAGCCTCCGTCGGACCCGAACATGGCCTTCCTGCAAGCCGAACAGATGAAGATGTCGGCCCGCGTGCAGGCTGACATGGCCAAGACGCAGCTTGACGCTGAGAAGCTGCGCATGGAAGATGACCGCGAGCGCGACCGCATGGCCCAAGACCTTGCGATTAAGGCCGCCGAACTTCTCGCTAAGACCGGCGTTCAACTTGATTTGAATGCCATCAAGCGCGAGCAACAGATGCCGAGGATGCCATTTGTCCCTAATCAAACAGCGGGCTTCTGAAGCCAGATCACTCCTCGCCGATCACGTTTTTCAAACCGTGATCGACGAAATCCGCAATGATGCGGTGGGGGTGTTTTTGGACGCAACCTGTGATATAAACAGAGTTGCGGCGGCGCATGAAAGTGTGCGCGCCGTTCAACTCATTCTCGACGCCCTCCAAGCGAGACTAGACGCCGAGGCCGTTGAGCTTAAACAGGATCGGGACCGTGCAAACGACTGATGCAATCGAAGCGGCTGTTGATAGCCTGCTTGTTCCTATGAACGACGAAACCAAAGCCCAACCGGAGACGGCGGCAGAGGAAGAGGTCGAAGAGGAAACCGAGGCGGAATATGAGGCCCAAGAGGCCGAAACCGCAGAGAATTCCGAGGACGACGGCGAAGAGCCAGAAGCCGAGGATGATGAGGATGAGGAAAGCGAAGAAACCGACGCTCCTGAGACGCCATCGACCTATTCCGTCAAAGTTGACGGCAAAGAGGTTGAGGTTACCCTCGACGAGCTAAAGCGGTCTTATTCGGGGAATGCCTACATCCAGAAGGGAATGCAAGAGGCCGCCGCTGTCCGAAAGGAAGCCGAAAGCCTTTACATGACCCTTCAAAACGAGCGACAGCAGTTCCTTGCGACGTTGGAAAATGTGCAACAGCAAGGGATCATGAAGGCCCCGCAGGCTCCTGACATTCGCATGTTGGACACCGATCCAATTGGCTACATGCAGGAGAAGGCGAAATACGAAGCTAAAGCGCAAGAGTATCAGGCGCAGCAGCGGCAACTTTACGAGCAGGTCCAGCGCCACAACGCGCTTCAGGAGCAGGCTCGCCAAGTGGAACTGCAAGAGCAGGCCCGCCGTTTGACTGAGGCCATTCCTGAGTTTGCCAACCCTGAGAAGGCGGCGGCTCTGAAAACGAACCTTGTGCAGTTTGCTTCGAAATACGGGCTTTCGGCTGAAGAAGTGGCAAGCACAGTCGATGCTCGCCTGGTGCAAGTCTTGTATGACGCTTATCGCTACAATCAGCTTTCAGCGGTAAAGGATAAGGCGAAGAAGCCCGAACCCCCGCGCAACGTAAAGCCGATGCCGCGTAAGCCCGCGCCTGAGAAAATCGTTCGTGATCGACAGATGAAGGCCGCAAAGAGATCAGGGAAGCCCGAGGCTTTTATTGATCTTCTTTTCCGTTAACCCAACCCT